ACTATGCCTAGGCGGCATATTAACAATCAGTCTTTTGAGTTTACCTTCCGCAATGCGTTCAAGCTTCTCCGCAATAATCTTATGATGCTTACCTTCAATAAAATTCTCATATACATGATGTGCAAAGGCCATGAAATCTGATCTCGCCCTATCCCTAACAACCAGCCTAATTTCTGCCTGCTTGAGAGCCAAAATCTCTTTAAGGGTTTCCTCTGGAACTGTATCAAGATTCATCTTCTACGATTTTATACTCACCCTCAAATGCTTGAGGATATTGTTTCTTTAACTTGTCAAGCTTATTTAATATCTCTTCTCTGGACATAGAATCCATAACATTGATCTGCTCTCTTCTGTCCGTGACCAATCCACCCAAGCTACTCCTTAACTTCTCGGCATTGATGGCAGCAGAAAACTGATTCGCTTCTTCCGCACCACGGGACAGATCATGTAAACGCTTCATTTGTCCTAGGACTGTGACTCCATATTTTCTTTCACGTTCTTCACGAAGCTCCTGTATATACTCAACCACATGTGGAAAATCCCTCCCGTTCAGTAACACCGAAGCCTGTTTCCATGATACCTTCTCAGAGTAACCCGCTTTCCGTGCACATTCAGCGTTACTGTAAATGCCCTCCACAAAGTATTGGGCAAAGGACCGCTGTCTCTGTGTCAAGACACGATCATGCGATTCTTCTATTTCAGTGGCAATCTTTGATACAGATTTTGTCATTAGCCAAAGATACTCGGTAAACCTGCTATTGGTCTTGGCATCAAATTGTTTATATTTGTAAGATAATCCCTATATCTTCCTATACCACCAATAGTCTGCCTTGGACCTTTTTGAAAAGGAAATGGTCTTATTCCACCCATACCTGGAAATGGTCTTGGCATAGGAAACGGGAAAGGTCTTGGCATGGGAGGTTGAAAAGGATCCTGCGGTGGACCTACTGGATCTGTTGGTGTCGGTGCAGGTGATGGAGTGCTCTTCATCTCATCCATACGCCTTTGTATTTCTTCATCTACATAAGAATTTATCTGACCTGGCATCTCATCAACAATCTGTTGCAGCGGACCTTGAATACCCTGTAACGGCATCAATATAGCATCAAGTCCTTGAGGACGTTGCTGTAACATCGGATCTGGACCATAATTTCCAAAAATATCTGGCATCATCGTTGTCATAGATTAGTTACCCGTATGTAAGTATATCTGGCAGCGTAACAGTCGGAACTGTAAAATCAGTCTTAGCTGTATAATCTGCTACTGGTTCTGTCATTGTTTCATAAGTTCTTTTTGTAGTCTCCACTGGCTCTGTAGTATCATCCGTTGGTACACAGACTCTGGACACTGGATCCATACGATAGCCTTCTGGACATGGGTCAACGGGTTGCTGTTGTTGTGCCGCTAACATTGCTGCACGTTCCGCACGTTCTTGATCCTTGCGTCTTTCGTCCCCTAGTTCTTGATCCCTGGCCATTGCTACTTGTTTATCTTGTTCCATTTGATAAAGACCACGCATACCTTCTGGATATCCAAGTGCTTTTTGTGCTAAAGATTGTAAAGAATCAAATATCGATGGCTCTCTTAGACCCTCTTCAAAAAAGAAATCTTTGTAAGCGTCACCTTGTCCAGCTTGTGCTTGACGAGCTAAAATCTGTTCTATTCCAGTATAAGGAGCAGTGGATATAGGATCAACTTTATCTCCTCGAACCAACTCTTGATATCCTTCTCCACCAGGATAGTTTGTAAAACTTCCTGATAACTGACCTTCGCCACCACCATAATTTATAGGCTGTCCAGCAGCATCTGCTAAACTAAGATTAAAAAGAACATCGTCTACTGAACCAACTGGATTACGTTTAGTAATAAACGGACTTTGGACAAAACCTAAATTATCCTTGGGATCCATTTGATAGTTTGCTGAATTAAGACCTAAATTTCTTAATATAGCTAATTGTTGACCTGGTTGTACACGTTTAGACTCAGAAGGTTGCATTGGAATGGTTACATCACCTCTACGCTCTGGCATCATACCAACATTCACGGGTGCTGGTCTTGATGGAGCGGTTAATATATCTATGACCTCGTCTACTGGACTTTGGCGTATAGTTTTATCATCGTCTGTTGTGGAAAATTTTCCGCCTTTTATTGTAAATGCCATAGGAACCTCCTACCACACCATAACCGAATGAAATTATATTTGCAAATTTTTTTGTGCCTTGGGACTCCTACCGAATAAAATTATAGTCAAATGAATTTATGGAACTTGCACTTTATGTGCAGTTTTTATAAACCCACCCCCAAAATGGGGGGTCGGGGGGTCGAGTATATTTTTAAATTTTAAAATTACTAACAGTCAGTAACCCTTATTAAAAGTTATTAAAAATTATAATAAAATGTTTTATTTTATATTTTTTTGTGATATTAATTAATTATGAGAAATAATTCTCATATTAACAAAACAATTAATGAGGTAAATAAATTGTTAAAATTAGAAAAAAATATCTTTAAAAAGATAAGACCAATAGATAAACCTATTGCTAGGTTTATTGCAAATTTTGATAATAGTTGGGAAGTAAGAGTATTAAAAATACATCAGCTTCCTCATAAGCATAATGATTTTAGCGCATGGTATACTGTTGCAAAATCAGACAATACTTTCGGGAGTTGGGAGTATGGTGATCAATATGCAAAAGATATTGCTTCGGGGCATTTTGATTATAAGGACGGTGAAGAAGATTTTGTAAAATACTTTATAAATAATAAAGATTTTCCTTATTCTGATAGTTATGCTTTTGTTAATGTAAAAGAAAATATGTCTAAAGATAACGATAATGTTTTCTTTAGACATAGTATTAAATTTTCATAATGACTAACTTAAACAATAAATCTAACCCTCTTAATAAGAGGGTTAGACCAAAAATAATTGTAGATATGAAACCTAGTGAATTTTCTAAAAAGTTAGATAAATTTACTTTATGGTTTTTCTTACCATTGTTTTTGTCTTATTTCTTAATTCATTTAATTATATACTTTGTGAGGTAAATTATGAAAATAGAAGATATTACTTATGATTTTAAAGTAAAAGAAGAAGAAATTTTAACTTTAGTAATCTTATTATCTCAATTAATAGAAGATTATCAATACAATCAAGAACCAAATCATAAGAAAAAAAGAAATAAAATTGAATTAAAATATTATGTTAAAGATAATAATTTTTTAAATCTTCTTAATATAAGAGACAGATTAAGAATTCTTTTTCAAACTGATGTTAATCGTGTTCATGTTGAAAAAGATTTAAAACCAAAAAATTCTAAATATTATTTTATTTAAAGTTAATTAAACTTTATTGGAATAGTTGATTTTTCAGCTATTCCAATTTTTTTGTCTCGTTTTAAAGACCCTCAGACCATTGTTTATATATTGCAGCATACTTTTATACCTCCCTTTTTGCTGCTAAAAATTAAACCCGACCCGACCCGACCCGATTAAAAAATAAAAAAAAAGGCACCCGAACCCGAGTGCCTTTTTTCCGAGGTAACTCTTTTTTAAAATTTATCTCTGTATTTTCTTCTATGTAAGATTTTGTCCTTATACCATTTATTAAAGGTTAATGTTGTGGCATTAGTGTACAAACCTATAAAAGATCGCACTAACTTTCGATCGGCCAAAAGAGATTTGCCATTTAATTTATATAGAAAACCAAAATTACTTTCTATTATAATAGCACGATCAACAAATTGATCGGCTAACTCCTGGTTTTTTATTTGACCAATGTTTACACACATAGTTGAAAAGACAATGGCATCAACTATAAAATCAAAATTCTCATATTGATCTTTATTTTTATAAGCCAGTGTTTTTCCTATTTCCCAATGTAAAGGCATTAGAAGTCTCCCCAATTAGAAGGAGCAAGACTATTAATATAAGCTGATCGCTCATTAATCGATTTACGTTTATGCTCACATTTAGGGCATAATGCAACGCTGCCATATGGGTCAGTATTACCACACGGAACTGGAACTTCAACAAAACGCATTATACCTCGCTCGATATGGTAGATCACTTTTTTATCACATTTTTTATTAGTCATAATTTTACCTCATTAAAAAAAATTAAAAATTATTTTCAGGTTATCAAAATAAACAAGTTTTAACAAGTAAAATATTTTAGACCAGGGCATTAAGGTTTTAAGAGCAGCGGTTGTTAAAGAGCAGCGCTTAAAAAAAATCTCGTTTTAAAGCTTACTAGGTAGGTTGTTTTATATATTAGTATATTATTATACCTATTATTTTTATTAAAAAATGCCCGAATGCCCGAATTAAAAAATGCCCCGATGGCCCGAATATAAAATATTATAATTACTTGTTTTTTATTGTAACTAAGTTATAATAAATTATTAATTATTATTAATGAGGTAAAAAATGTTTGAAAAAATACATATAACAAAAGGCTCGGGGAAACTCGGGAAAAGTGAAAATTGCAATAGTGCGATCAATTCAATAAATGTAAATACTTTAACTAATGAGTATTGCATAAAACAAAGTAAAAATAAAAATTCGATTTGCAATGTTTGCTATTCTATTAATAGTTTAACTACTTTTAGAAAAAACATGGTTAACCCATTGCAACGAAATAGTGAACTATTAAGCAAAAGTGTAATTGATTTTTCTTTATTGCCAACTATTCTAGAATTATATTTTCGTTTTGATAGTCACGGGGAATTAATCAATTTAAATCATTTACAAAACTATAATAACATCGCTTTAAAAAATCCCCATTGTACTTTTGCTTTATGGTCTAAAAGATTTGATTTAATAAAAAAGTTTTTTGATAATAACCAAAAACCAAAAAACTTAATTCTTATTTATTCTAATAGTAAATTAGATAAACCAATAAATAAACTACCAAAATATTTTAATAAAAGTTTTAACAATGTAACAAAAGAAAACAAAGATAATTTTAATATTAATTGTCATTCTAAGTGTGTAGATTGTTTATTGTGTTACACTCACAACGATACAAAAACAATTATAGAAAAGGTAAAATAATATAGTTACCTCGGAAAAATAGCCAAATTAATTTTTGGCTATTTTTTTTTATTTTCTCAAAAAATTTTTCTTTATATAAGAGCCGTCAGATGGGTGTAATGATATATCCTAGTATATTTATACCTTGTTATTTTGCCCGACCCGATCCGATTTTTCCCGACCCGAAATCCCGAATAACCGAAAATAATTCTTTATAATCTTTGCCCGAATATAGGTTCGTGGTTCTTAATCCATTATCCAATAACTCGGATGCCCGAATGCCGTCAAATAAATATATACTCTTGTCCCGAGGGTCTTTGACCAAGAAAAAAGAAACACCATTATTTTTACAATGTACAGTATTCCAAGCAATTTGATGTGGGCTAATTAAAATCTTATTTCCTTTCATTACCTTTAGTTCGATCCAAAAGGATAAACCATTCCATATAATATATGTGTCTGGAATGCCACCACCATGACGATTTTCAATACGAGTTGCATGGCAATCGGATGGCAGATTTCTTTTAACAGTTTTCCAGAAATTACTTTCGGACATACTTCCTATATACACAGATTTTATGACAATACTAAATAATTTTTTCGATTTTTTAATTTTTTGTCAGATGCAAAAGTGTTCCAAATAGCTTAACAAGTGTGAGAAGTGTAAAAAATAACGATAGAAGTGTAATGAGTGATTTGAATGTATGTCTATGGTTCATGGTACTCATTACATTTCTCACACTTCTTACACCATGATAGAGTAAAAAATAAAAAAAAAAAATTTTCAGAAAAATACTATATAATGTAAAAAAAACTATTGAATATATATCATTTATAATATATTATTATAGAATATATGTAACTTTTAATAATTTAACGAGGGCTATAATGAACGAAGTATATAACGATCTAGATAAACTAGAAAAAATCAAACACAATATCAGAAGTATAAATCCATTGGATCAAAAATCATCAGAATTAATTTTAGATACTGTTGATTTGATGGATGAAATGATTAGAGAAAAAGAGCAAATCCTAGAAATCCACAAACAAGAACTTCGCATCCAAGGTGCAAGGGAATTGGTCACAGAACTTTTTGGATCAGCAATGGCAACCAAGATGGGAGTTTTATAATGGGCAGAGTAAAAGCAATGATCATGGATCAAGAAGAAAAGCTAAACGAATATGTTTGGTTTATCGTATCTGAATGTGAAACATTCCAAGAGTTTAAACAAAAGGTTTGGGATTACATAAAAAATAATGATGTAGTTTATGAGCATAGCGAGTTTGGTCTAGAAATTTTGTCAGATGTTTGGAATGAGTATTGGTCTAAATACAACATGGGGGGAAAGTAAATGAAATATAAAATATATAATGATGAAAATATTTTAATCGCAGAAAGCGATATAGAAATTGATTGGTCAATACAAGAACTTTTAATTTGTTTGGGTTATAAAATTGAGGAGGTAAAGTAAATGAAATTAGAAATGAAATCTATAAAGCATTCAGCTTTTGCATCACAAGAAACATATTGCTACGAGGGATATGTTTACATTGATGGGAAGAAATCAATTTATGTAAGCAATGATGGTCATGGTGGATCAGATCGTCAATATACCGAGGACAGAGTTCCACACACTATAATCCGAGAGGTGGATGAATGGTGTAAGAAAAATCTACCTAAATGGAAAATGTCATCTGACTATAATGATCCAAAGGAATATGACACAGATTTTGAAATGTGGTGTCATAACCAAGTTCAT